ATCGTTGGTCCTACCGTCAAGGGTCCAGTTTTAATCCCAACCGTAGTTAGTTCATATAGTGAGTATGTTAATATATTCGGTGAATTAATAGAAAGTGGTTCGGATTCATATCAATATCTAACATCACATACTGCTAAAGAATATTTACGACAAGGTGGTCCCTGTACAATCGTTAGGGTTGGTGACGCGGATGCTGCAAAAGCTACATCTGATGTGATTTCAAGTACAGCAAGTGGAACAACTTTTGCAAGTTCTTCGATGACTTTTGCACATGTACCAAGTGGTTCATTATTTAGTGGGGGACCAGATGAAATTACAATTGGTACTGGCGCTACAGCAGTAGATTATACATTTGTATCTGAATCTGCTGGTTATTCAAATTCTTCAACTCAGGTATTTGTCCAGTTTGCCGCGGACGCAGTTGCAACTACAACAACTACTGTAGCTGCAGCTTTTGCTCAGGCAATTAATACTAACGAAGGAGATAGTACAACTAGTTTAGCTATATCAGCATCAAGTGCAGCTGCTGTTGTAACAATTTCTGGATCAAGTGCCGGAACATCGGCTAATTTAACCGTAACAACTGGTTCTGGTGGAGATACTACAGCAACAACTGCGGCTTTTCTAGCTCCTGTAAACATTCAAGGTGGAAGTGATAGTACTACTTTAAGTACTTTATTCACACTTGCGGCTTTAGGAGATGGACCTGAATTCAATAGTTCGAGTTCACTTGGAACAGACCAAATACTTACACCAATGACAAGTTCAGCTACAAATGACCATTTTAGCTCAGGATCAGTTGGTGGTCGTTCAAGTAATTTTAGATGGGAAGTTTCTCAAAGAAATGCAAATAAAGGAACTTTTACACTTTTAATCCGACAAGGTAATGATACTATTAATAAAAAACAAGTGATTGAAACACACGCTAATTTATCATTTGATCCTGGTTCAAGTGATTATATATTGAAAAGAATTGGAAATACAAACAGAACTGCTGCAGTTGAAAATTATGCTGCCTACGTACAGGATACTGGAACTTTTCCAAATAAATCAAATTATGTTAGAGTGAGTTCATTTCCTGAAAGTACAAAAACAAAAGATTATCTTGATGCGAATGGGGAGGTTAATTCTGATTTTAGTGTCGCAAACTTACCAGCAACAGGTAGTGGAAGTTATGGTGGTTCGTTTAGTGGTGGTGATTTTGGATTGGAAATTATCCATCCATTTAATTTTTATGATAATATAAGTGAAGATAATTCACAAGGCGTAAAAGTATCGGACTCCGATAACGCGCTTAGTGCTGGTGCAGTAGGTGGTGGATACATGACTGCACTCAGTATATTGAAAAATAAAGATGAGTATGATTTTAATTTATTATTTTTACCTGGTATTCTTGACCAAACTACTAACCATTCAACGATTGCAGGTGAAGCTATTCAACTTTGTGAAGATAGGGGTGATTGTTTTTATGTGATGGATAATTCAGGATTAACTACTTCAGTTGCTGATGCTAAAACAAATACAGAAGCTCGTAATTCAAGTTACGCTGCTGCTTATTATCCTTGGGTACAGATTCAAGATGCTACTTTAGGTGCGATGCAATATGTTCCACCTTCAGTTGTATTGGCTGGTGTTTATCATTTTAATGATACGATTGGACAACCTTGGTTTGCTCCTGCTGGACTGAATAGAGGTGGAATTGATAGTGCGGTTCAGGCATATAAAAAATTAAGTCAAAGTCAAAGAGATGACTTGTATGACTCAAATGTTAATCCGATTGCTACATTTCCCGGACAAGGTGTTACTGTGTTTGGTCAAAAGACAACACAGAAGAAGGCAAGTGCTTTAGATAGAGTAAATGTAAGACGACTATTGATTGATGTTAAGAAATTTGTTGCTCGTTCTTCAAGAGGATTGGTATTTGAACAAAACACAAGTGATTTGAGAAATCAATTCTTGAATATTGTGAATCCATTCTTAGAACAAGTACAGGCAAATAGTGGATTAAATGCTTTCAGAGTCATAATGGATGATAGTAATAACACTCCTGAAACAATTGATAGAAATATGTTGGTTGGTCAGGTATTCTTACAACCAGCAAGAGCTGCTGAATTTATTGTGTTGGACTTTGTTGTTCAACCAACGGGTGCAGCTTTTCCTGAATAATTTTTTATAAAGTGATATTTATTATCATAGGAGACAAAACATGGCAGAACTATTAGAAGCGAATAAGATATTTTACACACCATATGAACCGAAGTTAAAAAATAGGTTTATCATGGAAATTGCAGGTATCCCGGCTTTTACAATCAAAACAGCACAAAGACCACAGATTACTTTTGACGAAGTAGTATTGGAACATATGAATATTACCAAGTATGTCAAGGGTAAAGGTCGTTGGCAAACACTACAGATTACTTTGTATGACCCGATTGTACCATCTGCTTCTTCTGCCGTAATGGAATGGATAAGACTTCATCATGAAAGTGCTACTGGTCGTGATGGGTATCAAGATTTTTACAAGAAAAACATTACGTTTCAAGTATTAGGACCTGTTGGTGACATTGTTGAAAAATGGACACTATATGGTACTTACATTCAAGATGCTGCGTTTGGTGATTTAGACTTTAGTGCTTCAGAGCCAGTTGAAATCACACTAACGTTAAGGTACGATTACGCTATACTTGAATTCTAAATAGTTTTAACATCAAGGAGTTATAATGTCAGAACATAAGTTCCCTACGGAAGTTATTGATTTACCATCTGGTGGAAAAGTATATATAAAAGACTCACCACTATCATCAGGTAAACTTGAATTAAAATACATGACAACACGAGAAGAAGATATATTGATGTCTGAAAATCTCATTAAAAAAGGTGTTGTTATTGATAAATTGCTAGATAGTTTAATTGTCACAAAGGGAGTTAAACAGGAAGATTTAGTCTTGGGTGATAAGAATGCCGTATTGGTTGCGGCTCGTATATTGGCTTATGGTCCTGAGTATACGGTTGAAGTCACTAATCCAAATGATCCTGAACAAAAAGTAGAACATACATTTGATCTTACAGAATGTCCGTTTAAAGGAATGTCTGAAGATGTTGATTATACAGATAATTCATTCGACTATACTACTGATATTGGTAAGAATAAAATTAAATTTAAATTATTAACTGGTGTAGAAGAAGCATTGATTGAAAAGGATTTAAAACAATCTGCTAAGTATGGGTATTCTACAGACATCACGACAAGATTGCGATATACGATTACTGAAGTTGATGGTGATTCAAAACCTGAAACCATTACTGAATTTGCACAGAATTTACTCGCAAGGGATTCTATAGCATTGAGAAATTACATTCAAGAAATTTCTCCTGATATTGACTTGACATCAGAAATTGAAATAGGAGGTGAAACAGTTAGCGTGTCAATTCCGCTTACTGTTGCGTTTTTTTGGCCTCGATCCGTCTAGTAAATTAGACATACATCAAAGTATATTTTATTTTATATATAGCGCACCTGGCTTTACGTTTGGTGATGTCTATAACATGCCAGTTCATTTGAAAAACTTTTATCTAAGAGAGTTTATGGATTTTAAGAAAAAAGAAAAAGAGCATATCGATAAGTCACAACCAAAACCTCAACCGACCATTCCTCGTAGATTTAATCCAAAATAACTTTCTTTTTGATATTTATTAATACATAATTAACTGAGATATTAATGGCACAAAAAGAAGACATATCATTAGAAAAACAACTTGCTGATGCAAGAGCTGAATATAATAGACGAGTTGAAAAGGGTTTAAGTTATCAGGTAAAACAATTAGCAGAGGTTGAACGATTAGAAAAAAAGATTGCTGCTGAGACTCAATCAAGAACCAAAGCTATTGATGACAGCGTAAAGTCTGCTAAAATATATGCTAAACTATCAAGTGATGTTGAAAAAAGTGAAGCGGCATTAGATAAATCATTTTCAAGTAGAATAGCAAATTTAGTAAAAGGAAATCTTGCTGGTGCTATTCAATTAAAATCAACAAAAGAACATTCTAATTTACAAAATCAATTAAATACTGATGCTAGAGATAATGCAGATATAATTTTAAATAGTGGCAAAACTAATGAAACACAAAAATTATCTTTATTGTCAATCAATGACCAAATAAAAGATGGGTTATTAGAAGAAGGACAAGTATCAGAAAAAATTAATGCCATTGAGGGTTTAAAGGGAAGTGTAAAAGATAAAGCTATTGAAGCTGGTAAGAAATTACTTGGGACACAGAAATCAACTGCAGTAGCTGGAGCTAAATCTGCTGCTGATATGGGTAAATTTAGTAAACTTAGTGCTAAAGCAGCTGGTATATATGCTGTATTATATCAAATTGCTCAACAATTTGCTGGACAGATAGATGCCATAGGAAAACAATTCGGTAGTTTAACTGAATTGGGAAGTGACTTTAACAAAAGTTTATTAAGTTCAAGTGTAGAGGCAACACGACTCGGTGGTAGTATAGAAGAGGTTGCCGGTATAACTAATGTTTTGGCATCTAATTTTGGAATTGGTTTAGATGCAGCTGCTGAAATGTCAGCAAAGGTATTTGATACCGCCAAAGCTACTGGTCTTTCTGCCGATGAGAGTGCAAATCTTTTTGGTGTATTGATGCAAACTGCTAATTTGTCTGCCGTACAGGCAGAACGATTCGCGGAAGGTGCTTTTCAACTAGCAAGACAAAATCAAGTCGCTCCACAACAAGTTCTTAAAGATATTGCAGGTTCAGCTGAAACAATTGCTTTATTCACAAAAGACGGTGGTAATAATATTATGGAGGCAGCTGTTCAGGCGAGAAAACTTGGAATAAATTTAGATTCAGTTGGTAAAGTTTCTGAATCATTATTAGATTTTGAAACCTCTATAACAAAAGAAGTAGAGGCATCTGTTTTGATTGGTAGACAATTAAATTTTCAGAGAGCTCGTGAATTATCATTAGCTGGTGATAAGGTTGGTATGATGAAAGAGGTTGTTAAACAAGTAGGATCAGAAGCTCAGTTTAATAAACTTAATGAAATCCAAAGAAAAGCAATTGCCGATTCTATAAGTATGAGTGTTGCTGATATGTCAAAATTAGTTGGTCAAACCGAGCAGGTAGGAATTAAAGCTAAAGGTTTTAGAGATTTATTAGGAAAAGAGGGTTTATCTCAATTTACTTTGATGATGAATGAATTGAAAGCCGTTAGTGCTGAATTAGTTAATGCTCTTGGACCTGGATTGATGAGTATTGGTAAACTTTTAAGAAGTACGATTGGATTTTTTAGACCTGTTATTGACATAATAAATATTGTTTTTAATGGCATATCTTTTATATTGAATAAATTAGATCCATTTCTTGATATGATGGGGATGGGAACAACTGCTGGTGGGGGTTTATTTGGTGGATTGAGTAATTTTGCAAAAGAAAGTAATCAATGGTCTGTTGCAGGTGGTGGCGGAGCAGCTAAATCACCAAACCCAAGAAATTCAGTAATGGCATCAACAAATCGTATGAATACCGGTATGGCTATGGGTGGTATCTCACCAGCTGGTCTATCTGCAGGTACTAGTAATGTTAACGTAAGAACCGAGACCGTAATCAGAGGAAGAGATATATATGCTCTTGGAACATATCACGGAGAAGAATTTGGTGGAACTCAACTTGGAACTGCCGGGAGTAAATACTAATGGGATTAGAAAATTTAAAATCAGTATTTAATGACTTGAGTGAAAACGTTGTATCGGAAGCAGAGATTAACGGATTTAGTAATATAAGAGATAATACTACACATCAAGATGCTTCTAGAAATCCCCACACACATTATGAGGGATACGGTGGGAGAAGTAATCAGGGCATACATGGTGGATTAACAAATGAAAGACCTTCAACGCCACCACATTCAGAAGAACATTCTCTGTTAGACTTTTTACCGAATGTTCCATTGTTAGGACCTGATAATCAATCAATGTCGCCTACATTAGAATCTAGGGGTAGACATGGGGATTTAATTATTAAAAAGTCTGGTCAAAAAGAAGTAGATAAACCACATCCAGATAACCATTCTCAATTGGATGATTTGAAAAAAATTGGGTTTGATGCAGCAAGAACATTTCCAAGTAATTTAACACAAGAAACACCAATTATTGAATTCAATTCTTATTACGATGCTGAAAGAATAGGACCACAATCAGGATATTCAGGTAAGGTTACTGCAGAGCAAAATAACTCAAGTCAAATATCATTAAATCCCATTGATGAGAGAAAAAAACTTCGGACAGGTGATGAGTTTTTAAAATTAGGTATAAACAATCGATTAGGTCAAGGTGATTTAATACTTGAAACACTTTATAATGTTAATCATAGTGCTGTTATAGATAGAAAAGATATAGTAATAAGAGCATCAAGCGAAAATTGGTGGGATAGTACACCAAACGGAAATGCCGGCACTATTTACATAAATCGTGCAGGTATGGGTGATAAGACATTACTTGATATCAACAGATATAGATCAGGTAAATTAAAGAATTTCAGAGGATTTGACCGCGGAGACGAACCCTATATAGTACAACCAATTGGTTCAGATAGATATGCGACATTAACCAATAGAGATACTTTGCCATTACATAGAGCACTTGATGATACTTCAAGATTATTTAAATTTTATGAAAGTGAAGCTGGAAAACAAAGTATTTTTAATGAAAATGTTACAAATATGTTAATTGGAAATTCTATTCAACCATTTAGAACTGATACCATTTTAAAACGACCATTTGCAAATCCAATTCAAGGTAATACAGGATTTTTAAATGTTACTAATGATTATTTTCAAGATTTAGGTGGTATTGTTGGTAGTTTAAGAAAACCATTGACAGTAGAGTATTCAGCAGGACTGGGGAACGGCATATACTTCTTTAAAAATCTTGGTGATAGGACAGCTGGAATTGAACAACTACAAAATCTTAAAGTATCAACAGATCAACCTACATTTGTACAAAAAGGACTTCAAAAATTAAAAGAGGGTGTGATAAAAAAATTAGCAAATGTTGCTCAATTACCAGTTTTAAGAAAAACACCATTTATTGATTTAAGTGGTGAGGGTAGACATACTGATTTTGGGCGAGGTTATACTGATAAAGTAAATAGCCAAATCCCCACACCTGACGATAAATCCGACTTATTGGATATAAAACCATTCGTAAAGGGAGACTTTTATGTCAAGATAAAAGATTTAAGAAAAGGTGGTAAATTCTTATACTTTAGAGGATTTGTTACGGGTATAGTAGAAAACGTTAGTCCAACTTGGACCCCAACTAATTACATTGGTAGAAGTGAACCTGTTTATATGTATGAAAGAGCCGAAAGAGACTTGAGTTTTAATCTACGAGTGTATCCAAACAATGAATTGGAATTTAATGCTATGTATGAAAAAATTGACTATCTTACATCATTGGCTTATCCTAATTATCAACACGAGTTTAAAAAAGTGGGTATAGGTGACGTAGCTAAACTTGTAGAAGATAAAGATTCACAGATAAGAATGCAACCACCATTTACAGAACTCTATATGGCTCATATCGGTAGTAGAAAAAAAGGTCAGTTTGGGTTTATAAAATCATTATCCTATACGGTAAATGATAGTGGAGATTGGGATGCTTTAAGTGCCAGACCAAGATTATTCGATATTGCAATATCTTATCAAATTTTAAATAGAAAACCACCACAAATGGGTGACGAATTTTACAGAGCTAGTGTATAATGAGTAGATACGATAGAATAGATAGAATAAAAGAAAATGGAGTTTCCAGAATCGGTACTGCTGACTTACCTGAATTCAAAGAAGATAATTCAGATATATTATTGATTGCCGTTGATGGTGATAGATGTGATTTAATCTCACAAGTATATTACGGAACGACTGAATTTTGGTGGTATATAGCATCCGTTAATAATTTAAGTACTAATAACATTGAGGCTGGAACTCAATTAAGAGTACCCGTTTCAGCTGAACAAGCAATTTTAAAATGA